GCTGTATCAGCCGCAGGGGCTGGTCAAGTTGGAGCGGAAGATTGTCCACCGGAAGCAGGCGCAGGAGGACGCTGTCTATCGCCTGGACAAGCGGGCAAACGCCTCTGTCCAGCGTTACGGCAATTATCCCAGCAACGTGCTGCGATTTGATGTGGACAGCTGGAAAAACAGAGTGCACCCCAGCCAGAAACCTGTGGCGCTGCTGGAATACCTCATCCGTACGTACACCAGGCCGGGCGAGACGGTGTTGGACAACTGCATGGGCTCTGGTTCCACGGGCGCCGCTTGTGTGCATACCGGGCGACGCTTCATCGGGATGGAGCAGGATGAGCAGTATTTTGCCGTTGCGGAGCGGCGGATTGCGGAGGCTGTCAGGGAGCTGGAGGCATAAAATTCGGCCAGAAAGGAGGCGCAGGAAGTTGTGGCGAACAATGAGAACCTGGAAAAGGGGAAAGCAACTCAATTTCGAAGCGGCGAGGAAGCGGCGAGAAATGGTAGCAAAGGCGGCATTGCTTCCGGCGCTGCCCGACGGCGGAAAAAGAGCCTGAAAGAGGCGGCTGACCTGTATCTATCCCTGCCAGTGACGGATAAGCGGAGGCTGAACAAGCTCAAGCGCAGAGCGCTGGACCCGGAGGACATCGACAACCAGATGGCCATGATCGTGGGGCTGACCGAGGCGGCGACCTTTGGCGACGCTCGTGCGGCCAAGGTCATCCTGGAGATGCTGGGGGACGACGGGGACGAGCGCACAGACCTGCAAAAGGCGAGGGAGCTATTGGAGGGGATCGACAGTGCTATCGACTAAACAGCGGGAATATCTGACCCACTGCAACCACAGGTGGAACCTGAAGATCGGCGCCACCGGCAGCGGCAAGAGCTGGCTGGACTATGCGGTGGTCATCCCTAAGCGGCTCTGCGCCCTCCGTGGACAGGGGGCAGCGGTGATGCTGGGCAACACCCAAGGTACGCTGGCTCGCAACATCCTGGAACCCATGCGGGACATCTGGGGCGAGGGGCTGGTGGGCAACATCAGCTCGGACAACACGGCGCAGCTCTTCGGGCGGAGGGTGCATATCCTGGGCGCGGACAACCGGAAGCACGTGGCACGGATCCAGGGCATGACCATTGAGTATGCCTATGGCGATGAGATGACCACCTGGCACGAAGAGGTGTTTCAGATGCTCAAGAGCCGTCTCCGCTGCGCCCACAGCTATTTTGATGGCACGGCCAACCCGGCAGACCCCCACCATTTTGTCAAGACCTTCATCGACAGCGACGCCGATGTGTTCTGTCAGACCTCCACCATTGATGACAACCCGTTTTTACCCACAGAGTTTGTGGAGAATCTGAAGCGAGAGTACGCCGGGACAGTGTATTACAACCGCTTTATCCTGGGGCAGTGGATGGCAGCGGAAGGTATCATTTACCGTCCCTTCGCTGACAGCATCGCCGCTGGCGACCGCCGGTTTTACTGGTCGCCTGACCAGCCTTTGCGCCCTTGGCGGGTGCAGATCGGAGTGGATTTCGGCGGCAACGGCTCCAAGCACGCCTTTGTGGCCACGGGGATTCTGCCTGGCTACGAGGGTGTCGTGGGGCTGGCGTCCCAGCGGGTGGATGCTCAGGGGCAGGATGCCACGGCGCTGTGCCAGGCATTTCTGGCGTTCTGCCAGGCGGTCTTCGCCAAGTGGGGCGAGATTCACGCTGTCTACTGCGACAACGCCGAGCAGGTGCTCATCCAGTCCCTGCGCTCGTCACTTCGGGCGTCCTCGTTTGCTTGGCTGGCTGGTCGAGTACACAACGCCCGGAAGGCGCCTATCCTAGACCGTATCCGACTGACCTCCCTACTCATGGGCGGCGGTCGTTTTTTTGTGCTGCCAGCGGCGCAGACCCTGACCGACGCTCTGGCCACGGCCTTATGGAGTGGCAAACATCCAGGGCAGGACGAACGCCTGGATGACGGAACCACGGACATCGACACCCTGGACGCATTCGAGTACACCATTGAGCGAGAATATCGCTCCCTTTTGAGGATGAACGCATGAACATTGTACAATTTATCGGATATTTGAATCGGGAGAAGGGGTGGAACCTCCAAGGCAGCTACTACGCCTACATCGACCAGTGGCGGCAGTGGTGGCAGGGCAACTACCCCGACTTCCACGACGTGCCCTGTATCGGGGCAGACGGTCAGCGGCATAAACGTCCCATGTATCGGTTGAGGATGCCGAAGCAGGCGTGTGAGGACTGGGCGGCGCTGCTGCTGGGGGACAAGACCACGGTGACGGTGGAGGACGCGGCATCGTCCGCCTGGCTGGTGGGGCCGGAGGGGCAGCAGACTGGCGGTTTGCTGGGACGGCTGGACTTCTGGCGGAACGCCAACCGGTTGGTGGAGCTGGCGTTTCGAGCGGGCACTGGGGCGTTTGTCCTCTTTGTGGATAAGCTGACAGTGGGAAACCAGACAGTATTGGTATCGCCGGAGGCGCAGCTTTGGGTGGATTATCTCCCGGCTGAGTGCATCCTGCCCATCACCGTCAAACATGGCCGAGTGACTGAATGCGCTTTCGCCAGCGTGGTGACATCCGGCGGTAGGAGCTACATCTATCTGCAGACCCACCAGCTGACCGGTCGAGGCTATCAGATCACGAATGAATACTATACCGCCCAGGAAGAGGAGGGCAGGGCTATCTATCGCCCGGCGGAACTGCCCAGGGGAATGCTCCCTAGTTTCTACACAGGAAGCGACCAGCCATGGTTTGCCCTCTTTTCCCCTGCCCAGCTGAAGAACCTGGACGGTGGTGACGGGCTGGGTATGGCCGTGTTCTCGGAGGCTTTAGACCAGGCACGACAGTGTGACCTGGCCTTTGACAACTACTGTCGGGACTTGTACCTGGGCGGCAAGAAAGTGTTCTACAACAAGGAACTGTTGCAGCCGGTGGCTGGCATGGATGGCCAGCTGCACCTGATCGCACCGGACAGCATCCGGCAGCAGCTTTTTGTACAGACTTCCGGTGACCCGGACAAGGACGACTGGCACGAGTACAACCCAGACTTGCGGGTCAGTGCCAACAGTCAGGCGGTGCAGGACGCCCTGGACTATTACAGCTTCAAGGTGGGGCTGGGGACGCACCACTACCAGTTTGGCAGCAACGGTTCCATTGCTACGGCGACGCAGTACATCGGTGACCGGCAGGATATGGTGCAGCACGCCAACCGGCACCAGATCCAGATCGAGGCGGCGCTGCTGACCTTCTTCCGCACGCTGCTCTGGGCGGGAAAGACCATTCTGGGACAGCCCGTCAACCCGGACACCCAGCTGACCATCAACTTCGACGACAGCTATATCTCCGCCACCGAGACCCGCCGACAGCAGGATAAAGACGACTGCCTGTCTGGCTTCCTGCCCAAGTACCGTTACAACATGGAGTGGCGCGGCATGAGCGAGGAGGACGCCAGGGCGGCCGTCCAGGAGGCGGCAGAGGAGGGGCTGTCCGATAATGACTTGCTCTTCGGGGGTTCCTGATGCTCTCCCCGAAGTGGCTGGCACGCTGCACCGCGCCGATTGCGGAGCTGTACGCCCAGGCAGAGAGCTCTATCCTGGACGACATGGCCAGGCGCATCAGCACCTATGACTTTTACATTCCGGCGGCGCAGTACCAAGAGGAAAAGCTCGCCATGATGGGCATGACCCGTCAGCAGATCATTGCGGAGCTATCCAAGCGCACCGGCAAGACTCGCCAGGAGATCCAGGCGGTCATGGAGGCCGGGGCGGAAGAAACCCACAACAGTGATGGTGCAATCTATGAGCAGGCAGGGAAAGAGGTACCGGAAAAAATCAGCCCCCAAATGCGGAGAATCATCCGCTCCGGCCTGAAGCAGACAGCAGGACTGTTTGATAACTTGACCAAGACAACGGCGAAAACGGCGACTAGACAGTTTGAAAAGGCGCTCGACCTGGCTTGGCTCCAGGTGAGCACCGGTGCAATGGACCCGCAGTCCGCCACCCGGCAGGCCATCAAGAGCTTGTGCAAGGCGGGTATTCAGGCAATCGCCTACCCGACTGGGCGCAGCGACACTCTGGAGGTGGCAGTGACCAGAGCGCTGCGCACCGGCGTCAATCAGACCGCCCTGCGGATGCAAGAGCAACTTGCGGACGAGATGGGCTCCGACTTGGTGGAAGTGACCGCCCACGCCGGGGCACGCCCAGACCACGCTAAATGGCAAGGGAAAGTGTACAGCCTGACCGGCAGAACACCGGGCTACCAGACGTTGGCCAAGGCCACCGGCTACGGCACCGGCGCGGGGCTGGGCGGGTGGAACTGCCGTCACAGCTTCTTCCCACACTTCCCTGGCCAGAGCAACACCTACAGCAAGGATGAGTTGGAGGAATACACCCGCCCGGACGCCGTGGAGTACAACGGAAAGTCGATGAGCCTGTACGAGGCAGAGCAGACTCAGCGGAACATTGAGCGCCAAATCCGGCGATGGAAGCGGGAAGACAACGCCTTGCAAGCCGCCGGGCTGGATACCACAGAAAGCTCTGCCAAGGTGAAACTGTGGAATAGTCGGTACAAGGATTTTTGCGCGAAAACCGGGCTGAAGCAGCAGAGGCAGAGAATGTCTACTTATACACAATAGTCTGTTGATTTAGGTACGCTGCAAGACGTGCTTTTTTCATACCCATTTTTAAAATTTTGTCCCGGAACGACGTAAAACTTGCCCAGCCAAGCGGACGCGACCCGTGTTACCAAAGCGTAGGTAGGAAGGAGACCACATGAAACGAGAAGACATCACCGCACTGCTGCCGGATATTACCGAGGAGCAGCTGGACAAGATCATGGGACTGCACGGGGCAGACGTGACGAACCTGAAGGAGAGTCTGGCCACAGCGCAGGATGATCTAACCACAGCCCGGGGCGAGCTGACCGCTGCCAATGAGAAGCTGAAAGGCTACGACCCGGACTGGCAGGCCAAGATGACTGACGCCCAGAAGCAGGTGGGTGCTGTCCGGCGGGACGCCGCCATTCAGGCAGCCCTCATGGCCGCTGGTGCCCGGAACACCAAGGCGGCGCTGGCTATGCTGGATCTGGACAAAGTCAAGCTGGGCGAGGACGGCAAGCTGGACGGTCTGGAGGATCAGCTGACCGAGCTGACCAAGAGCGACAGTTGGCTGTTTTCGTCTGGCGCATCCGATACCGGGATGTCCACCATGTCCACCGGCGGCGAGCATGGCCAGGGCGGCACCGCCGGAGGTGACGGCGTGGAAGCTGCCTTCAATAAGCTCAACCCCTGGCACAAATCTGAAACTTGACAGAAAGGATGATACACAATGGCACATACCAATCAGGATCGCTGGTCTGGTCTTGTGGATGCAAAGCTCCGCACGACCCTGGTTACCAGAGACAATCTCATTTTCAACACCCGTTACGAGGGCAGCCCCAAGGCGGGCAAGGTGAAAATCCCCGTCCGTGACACCGAAGTGGAGGTCAAGGCCTACAGCAAGAGCGCTGGCATTGACCCCGCCGCAGGCACCACCACCTATCTGGATCTGACCATTGACCAGGATGAGGCCGTCAACGAGCTGATCGATGGCTTCGATGCTGCCAGCGTCCCCGACGGCATCGTGGCAGACCGGCTGGACTCTGCCGGTTACTCCCTGGGCTTGAGCATGGACAAGAAGTCCATCAACGCGCTGGAAAGCGCCGCTGACGCCAACATCTCTGCTACCAAGACCGCCTGCACTTCCAGCACGGCATACAAGACGGTGCTGGAAGCCAAGCGCACCCTCTCCCGCAACGGCGTGCCCTCCGAAGGCCGCTGGCTCATCGCGGCACCGGAATTTCTGGAAGTGCTGATGCAGGACTCCAATTTCATCCGCCAGGGCGACCTGTCCCAGGAGCTGATCCAGCAGGGCGTGGTCGGCCGGGTGGCCGGTTTCAACGTGGTGGAGAGCTGCAACATGGACTATGACTCCACCACCAGAGTGGCCAGCAAGAAGACCACCACTGAATTCATCGCCGGTCACCCCAACTGGTGCCACCGAGTGGAGGAGTGGGCGGTGCCTGTCCACCTCCAGGACCTGAACGGCTCCGGCAAGTACATCGGCGCGTCTGCGGTCCAGGGTCGTAAGGTCTACGGTATCAAGGTCTCCAAGGGCAAGACCCTGTACATCAAGCGGACGGAGACTGCTGTCTCTGGCGGCTGATAGGAGGCGCAGCGATGACCGCACCAGTAGCCTATGAGATGTCCGGGCGCAACCGTGTCCCGGCGGATGAACGGACGATGTACCAGCTTCGGGCGGAACAGTATCTCCGGATGCTGACCGGTATTGACGCCGAGGAGGCGCTCAATCGCGGCCTGGATTTTGAGTACAGCAACGCCGTCTACGCCGTCATGGACGCTCTCTACCTGGACGACCAGAGCGCCGGGAAGACCAGCGAGACCGTGGCGGATTGGTCGGTCAGCTACAGCCAGTCCGGCAACGGCGCAGGCACGGCAGTGTATGACGCTGCTCGCCCGTGGCTGGTGGATACCGGCTTGCTCTATCGGGGGTGTGACTGATGTGGAACCAGACGGTCACCCTCTATCACAAGAGCTATGACGGCGACAAGACCAAGTGGGCGCGGCACGAACTGACCGGCGTGCAGCTGAGCCTTGCGGACGGGACGACCATCAGCGCCAGTGGCGAGCTGGTACAGGGAGGGTCAACCCTGGTCATCCGCAAGCAGGCCGACATGGAACGGGTCGGGAACGGTGACTACATCGTCTCCGGCTCGTGCCCGGTCGCGGCATTTGAGGGCAGCCCGGTCAAAGTGCTGGCAGGATATGCCCCAATGCGTGTCTCTGGCCGCAAAATGTACCCGTACCGGTCGGCGCTGGCGCACGCAACGTACACCCTGGAGGGCAGCTGGAAATGAAAGTGAATGTCAAAGTGAATATCGACTGCAAAAAAATTTTACAGTCTCGTGGGCTGGGCAAGAATGGCGCGGCGGCGCGGCACCTGGCGAATCTGGTTGCCAAGCACAGCGACAAACGGGTACCGTTCCAGGCTGGCCACCTGAAAAACCAGCACACAATCACCGTGCAAAATGGTGCCGCCATCCTGGAATACACTCAGCCCTACGCCCACTACCAGTACCACGGCCAAGTCATGGCCGGTCGCGCGCCGAAGCACTACACCGGCAAGGCACTGACCTACAACCAAGCCCCCACCAGAGGGAGCAAGTGGGACGTGCGCACCATGCAGGCGGACGGCACGCGGATCGTGGCCGACTTCGCCAAGTTTGTGGGAGGTGAACCGGTATGAGCATCGTCGATGGTCTGCGTGCCTGGCTCGACGGATACCAGGGCCTGACCGGCGGACGCATCAATGTGGACTGCCTGCCGGCGGAGTTAGCCAGCTACAGCCTGGACTCTGACCCCAGCTATACCGTCGCCACCTACATGGACGGCACCCAGGCGGTGGAACGCACCTACGTCATCGCCTCTCGCGAGGCGATTGGGAGTGACATTACCCAGAACGCCGTCAACCTGGAGTGGTACGACGCCCTGGCCGCCTGGATCAGGCGGCAGCGGCGCGTCCGGAACTGGCCGGACATCGGCAAGGGGCGCACTGTCTCCAATATCTCTGTCGCGTCTACGCCGTACCCTTTTGCGGTCGAAGCAAATGGCGAGGCACGGTATCAAATCCAAATCAAACTGAATTATTACGAGGAGTGATTTTATGAAACTGTCTGCAGCAATGACCGGTATTACCCCCAGCTCCAGCTTTGCTGGCGAAGTGACCGGCGATGATTATATCCTGGCGCTGGACTGCTCTGCCGACGGCAGTGCGACGTCTCCGGCTGACTATGACGTGGCTACCGTCCACGTCTCCAACTACGGCGCAGAACTGTCCCCTGAGACCGATTCCAGCCAGTTCTACTACGAGGGCTACACCAGCATGAAAAAGTCCACCAGCCGCAAATTCAAGCCTGTGGGCAAGCGGCTCATGGGCGACGCATTTCAGGATTTTATCTGTTCCCATGCAATTAAATACGGCAAGGGCAGCGATGTGGTGCGCGACTATGTGTATTTCTGCGTCCTCACCGGCAAAGGCGAAAAAGGCAAGGTGCTAATCCTGGTCAACAACGATGGTGCGGCCGAATCCGGTGCGATTGGCGATATCGACGTCGAACTGCAGGTCATCGGTGTGCCGGATGAGTATACCTACTCCGCTACCTGATTGCGAGGTGAATGACCATGGTGGTAACCATCAAAGAGCGCCGCTATGATGTGGATTTTGACGACGTCCGTGTCATTGCGGCGGCAGATGACGGCAAGAGGGCGATCGTGGAGG